GAACAGAATCAAACAATAATAGCATCTGATATAAAAGATGGTGTAATAACAAGTGCTAAGATAACAGATGGTACTATAGTCAATGCTGACATAAACGCATCAGCTGCAATAGCTGGTACAAAAATAAGTCCAGCATTTGGTTCACAAAACATATCTCTTACTGGAAATATTACTGTTTCTGGAACTGTAGACGGTAGAGATGTATCAACTGATGGTACTAAATTAGATGGTATTGAATCTAATGCAACAGCCGATCAAACAGCAGCAGAAATCAGAACTTTAGTTGGTAATGCTAACGACAGTAATGTCTTTACAGACGCAGATCATTCTAAGCTAGATGGTATTGAAGCTTCTGCAACAGCAGATCAAACAGCAGCAGAAATAAGAACACTTGTAGAAAATGCTAACGATAGTAATGTATTTACAGACGCTGACCATAGTAAATTAAACGGTATAGAAGCTGGTGCTACAGGAGATCAGACTAATAACGAAATAAGAGATGCGGTTGAGGCTGCATCTGACAGTAATACTTTTACTGATGCAGACCATAGCAAACTAGATGGTATTGAAGCTGGTGCTACAGCAGATCAGACTAACGCAGAAATCAGAGCTGCTGTTGAAGCTGCATCTGACAGTAATGTGTTTACAGACGCTGACCATAGTAAACTAAACGCTATAGAAGCTGGAGCTACAGGTGACCAGACAAATGCTGAGATTAGAGCAGCAGTAGAAGCTGCAAGTGATAGTAATGTATTTACAGATGCAGACCACTCTAAACTGAACGCTATAGAAGCTAATGCTACTGCGGATCAGACTGATGCTGAAATACGAGCAGCTGTGGAATCTGCTACAGACTCAAATGTATTTACAGATGCAGACCATACAAAGCTCAATAATGCTGCAACTCTTACAGATGCACAAACACTTACAAATAAAACATTAACAACTCCAGTTATAAATGATTTTAGCGGTACAGCTATTGTCACATCCGGCACATCCACGAGTGATAACAAAGTTTACTCTGCTAAAAGATCTGATGAACTGTATACGACTGGGGCAACTCAAGCCGCTGCTAGTGCAACCGCCGCAGCTAACAGTGCAACTACTGCCTCTACACAGGCAACTAACGCAGCAAGCAGTGCAACTACTGCCTCTACACAGGCAAGTAATGCTGCTGCAAGTGCAACAACTGCAACTACTCAAGCAACCAGTGCAGCTACACAAGCCACTGCTGCATTAAATAACCTAAATGAGTTTAAAGGTATATACCTTGGTGAGTTAGCATCAAACCCTACTACTGATGCTTTAGGTAATGCAGTAAACGAAGGTGATTTGTATTTTAATACTGTACAAAAACGACTTCGTATTTATAACGGTTCTGCTTGGGCAGGCATAAATGAAGGTGCACTTGAATTATCAAAAATAGCTACAACTGATTTCAGTGCCGTATACACTGCGTCAGCTGGATCTAATAGTATTAATCTTGGTGGATTAGCTATCTCAGGTGCTGCTTTTAGCAATGAACAGATAGCAACAAACCGAATGTCACTCGCAAAAGGATCTGCAACTTACAACTTAGGAGGAATCTAAACAAATGCCGGATCAATTACAACTCAGAGGTGGTACAACTTCTGAGCATAATTCGTTTACAGGTGTTACTCGAGAAGTAACCGTAGACACAACAAAGAAAACACTTGTAGTACATGACGGAAGTACACAAGGTGGTACACCACTTATGAAACAAAGTGGTCATACTGGAGACGTAGTATTTAATAGCGTAATCGTAGGTAGAGGTGCTGGCTCTGTTACTGGTAACACTGTTGTAGGAGAAAGTGCTTTAGATGCTTCTGTGTCTGGTAATCATAATACAGCTGTTGGTAATACTGCATTAACAGATTTAACTTCTGGAGACGGTAACACAGGACTTGGTTCATCAGCTTTGGCAAATAATACTACTGCTAATCACAACACAGCAGTTGGTTATGGAGCTATGGCTGCGAACACAACAGGAGCAAGTAACACTGCTTTAGGTTTTATAGCTTTAGATGTAAATACAAACGGTGCTAATAATGTTGCTATAGGTGGCAATGCTTTAGGTGGTAACACATCTGCAAGTAATAATACAGCAGTAGGAACCAGCTCTATGACTGCAAACACTACAGGTACAGATAACGTAGCTGTAGGTGCAAGTGCTTTGGCTTCTAACACAACTGCTAGTAAAAATACAGCTCTAGGAAGAATGGCGTTGAAAGATAACACAACAGGTCAGCATAACACTGGTGTTGGTTATTACGCTTTAATTGCAAATACAACTGGAACTAACTGTGTAGCTGTAGGATCTCAATCTTTAGATGCTAATACTTCTGGTACTCATAACATAGGTATAGGACAAGATGCGTTAGGTGCAAACACAACTGGATCTAATAACACAGCGGTTGGTGCTAACGCATTAGATGCTGCAACTACAGCAGAAAGAAACACAGCTTTTGGTAAATCAGCTCTTAGTGCTGTTACTACAGGAAGTAACAACGTAGCTGTAGGTGTAAACGCTTTAACTGCTAGCACTGCTTCTAGTAACACTGCTTTAGGCGATGCTGCTTTATACACAAACACAAGTGGTCAAAACAACATTGCTGTGGGTAGAAATGCTTTATTCTTAAACACCACTGGTGAACAAAATACAGCATTAGGAACTTACTCTTTAGATGCAAATACCACAGCTTCTGAAAACACAGCAGTTGGTTATAACGCTTTAACTGGAAACACTACTGGAGCAGAAAACACAGCAGTAGGTCGTCAGGCTATGCAATTTAATACAACTGGAGACTACAACACAAGTGTGGGTGTCAACGCCTTAAGAGATAGTACTACATCAGATAACAATACTGCTGTTGGACATTCTGCTTTAAGAGAAAATGAAACTGGATATAATAATACTGCTATTGGTGCACAATCTTTAGATGCAAATACCACAGGTGCTAATAACACTGCCGTTGGTCAAACATCTCTAACTGCTAATACTACAGGAAATAATAATACTACTATTGGTAGAAATTCTTTAGCTGCAAACACATCAGGAGATCATAACACTAGTTGTGGTTATCAAGCACTAAATACCAGCACAACCGCTGACGGTAATACAGCAGTTGGTTATAACGCTGGTTTGTCGATTACTACTGGAAGTGGAAACACTTGTGTTGGTAAGCAAGCTTTAGATTCTTGTACTACTGCTGGAGTCAACACTGCTATTGGTATGAACGCTTTAGAAGCAACTACAACAGGTGGAGAAAATACTGCTGTAGGTTATGAAGCATTACAAAGCACACAAACTGGTGGCCAAAACGTAGCTGTGGGTGCTTATGCGTTAGAAGTTAACCAAACTGGTGGCCAAAACGTAGCTGTAGGATATAAGGCTGCCGAATCAAATTTAGCAAGTAGTATTACTGCTGTTGGTTATTATGCTGCTTTAAAGAATACTTCTGGAACTGCTAATACTGCAATAGGTAGACTGGCTTTAGAGCAAAACCAAACAGGTAATAATAATACTGCTGTAGGATATAACTGTCTTGAAGAAAACACCGCTAATGACAACACAGCAGTTGGTAACAGAGCTTTAGGCTTAAGCTCAACTGGATCTAACAACACAGCAATAGGAAGTGGATCTTTAGATGCAAACACAACTGCGTCTAATAATACTGCGGTAGGTGGTGGTTCACTAAGTTCAAACACAACAGGAGCAAGTAACTGTGCTTTTGGAGAGGGATCATTAAATCAAAACACTACAGCAGATAATAATACAGCATTTGGAAAGGATTCACTTAAATTAAACACAACTGGAGAAAGAAACGTAGCAGTTGGAGGCTTAAGTTTAGATGGTAATACAACAGGAAATTACAATACTTCGCTTGGATTTAATTCATTAACTAATAACACTACTGCTGATTATAATACTGCTCTAGGTTATAAAACTTTAGAAAATAACACAACTGGAACTCAGAACGTAGCTGTAGGTGCTAATGCTTTACATATAAACTCTACAGGTCAAGAAAACACTGCTGTAGGTTATCATTCACTTAAAGCAACTACCACAGGTTCAAGTAATACCGTTGTTGGACATGAATGTGGTACTACTAATACTACTGGACAACGAAATGTAGCAGTAGGAAATACTACACTGTATTACAATACAACAGGAAGTGATAATACTGCTCTTGGAAGAGGTGCTTTATCTGCAAACACTACGGCTTCAAACAATACTGCTGTTGGTAAATCCTCTTTAGCAGCAAACACAACTGGAGCTGACAATATTGGTATAGGTGTTAGTGCGTTAGACGCTAATACTACAGGAGATAGAAACGTTGCCATTGGTAAAGAAGCATTAACAGCTGGTAATACTGATGACAACACAGCTGTAGGTTACCAAGCTTTAGCTTCTGCAACAAGTGGTAATGAAAACACTGCTATTGGTTATGGTGCTTTAAATAGTTTAACTACAGCAGCTAGTATAACAGCTGTTGGTAGATTAGCTGGAAATAGTCATACAACTACTGGTGCTTGTTCATACTTCGGGCATAGATCTGGATTTAATAATAGTGGAGGCGATAACAACGTATTTTTAGGAGCTGAAGCTGGTGAAGGTAATACATCTGGTTCTCATAACACTTATGTAGGTGTAAGAGCTGGAGAAGCTGCTTCAACTGGTAGTCAAAATACTATAGTTGGTTCTAACGCTGCACAGAATGGATCGTTTACAGGTAGTACAAACTCAATACTAGGTTATGAAGCTGGACATGATTTAACAACTGGAAATGGAAACACCTTAATGGGTAAACATTCTGGTTTTAATCTTACAACTGGAGCATATAACCAAGCTTTTGGTTGGGGTGCTTTAGAAGATAATACAACTGGTAGCTATAACGTTGCTATTGGTGCTGATTCTCAGGAAAATGCTACTGGAGACGGTAACATAGGTGTAGGGCACGATACTCTTAGAAATATAACATCTGGCTATAACGTTGCTGTTGGTTTCTCAGCTGCTCAAGCTGCAACCACTGCTACTAACATAGTTGCTATAGGTAGACAAGCTGCTGGTAACGGTTCATTTAATGCTAACGATACTACCGCAGTCGGTTATTATAGTTTAATGTCCTGTACAAGTGGTATTAAAAACACTGGTCTTGGATATCTTACTTTGGCTAACGCTACTACTGGTAAGGAAAACGTAGCTGTTGGATCTGGTGCTGGTGGTGATTTAACTACAGGTGATGAAAACGTTATTATGGGTACTAGAGCTGGTGGTTACAGTACAGTTCTTACAACTGGTAACAGAAACATTCTAATTGGTAGAGATGCTCATACATCTTCTTCTAGTGGAACTCACCAAATAATGATTGGAACTTACCAGTCACAAGCTAAAGGTGATAGCACAGCGTTTATTAACCCAGCTGGTGGAGCTGTTTATGCTGGTAATAACAGCCAAAACTTTGCCACAACTTCTGATAGAAGAATTAAAAAGAATATAGTTGATAACTCAGTAGGTCTTGATAAAATTAACGAAATACAAGTTAGAAACTTTGAGTACAAAACACAAGAAGAAATAGAAACTGATTCACCAGAATTAAAAGAAGTTTCTGAAGCTGCTTGCGTAGACAAAAAAGGAGTACAACTAGGTGTGATAGCACAAGAACTAAAAGAAATTTTACCAGAGTGTGTAAAAGAAGAGTCAACAGGCATTTATACAGTTGACGCTGAAAACATTACATGGCATTTAGTTAATGCTATTAAGGAGCTTTCAGCAAAGGTCACAGCACTTGAAGCTGTACATTAAACATTTTATTTATTTTTTAAAACAATGGAAGAAAGAACTAAAGAACAAGTTGCAGCAGTTTACAGTGCTGCTGGCGATAGCGTTACTGAAATTGGTACTGCTAAAAAAGAATTTGAAACTGATGCAGAGTGGAAGGATAGAGTTAAGCGTAATGTAGAACATCTTGAAATAATCAAGGGCTACAAAAAGATAGACGAAACTACATCTATCTGGACAACAGAATCCTTTACAGCTATCGACAAGGCAATTGTTGATGGAAAGAAACTCTATTCCTAGTATAGATATACCTTCACCGTTTATTATTAAAACGGTGGAGATTCCTTTACCTACTGCTGACGTACCAAGTTATGTACCCTTGGTTGTACCTCCTAGTGATTTACGAGAACCAAAGGGTACAAAACCTGTAAAGACTGTGGAACCACCTAAACCCACTTTACCACCTCCTTTTCCACCTTACCCCTTACCCTCGACTGAAATATTAGTTCCTACAGTCATTACAGCTGTTACAGCCGTAGCAGCTACAACTGTAGCAACTCCTATTATACAAGATATTAAAGAAAGAATAACAAAGTTTTTAAATAATAAGATAAAGAAATGGAAACAAAACCGCCAGAAAAAAAAGGAATCTTTACAAAGCTCAAAGAAAACATAGATGACCATGACGAACAGATGCAAGTACTAGGTGCAGCAGTGCGTCTAGGTGTTGTAATCTGGTCAGGGTTTATTATTACACTAAGTTATGTTGAGCTGCCTATGATTAAGAAGTCAGCTACGGCAGGCGATATCACTTTCGTCGCTTCGATTTTTACTGGTGCACTAGCCACGTTTGGCTTGTCTACTGGTAATGGTAAAAAAGACAAAGAAAACAAACCAAAAACATGAAGAAATGGATTCTTCTCTTAGCATTGTTGTCACCCGCAATGGCAAGAGCAAACACAGTGACCCCACAATTTACTACAGGGTCAATGAACTCAACGACAACAACGACTCAAACAGTACAAGAAGTCAAACAAACACAAGTATTTGGATCAGAAATAAAAACTTGGTCAGGATCAAATGTAACTCCTTCTGGAGATATTGCAGACACAGCTACAACTTTTTCAGTAACAGATGCGGCAGCAGATTGGACCTTAGAAGTTACATCAAGAGCAGCTGGATTAGTAGAACAAATCGACGCAACAACAGATTGGACTATAAATACTACTACTACCTCCTTATCAGTCTTCTCACAATAAGTCCTGTATTAGCAGAAGGAGATACAAATAATACTTCAAATCCTGTAGCAGCAGCTACTGGTAATGTAACAAATCAAGCTGTACAATTTCAAAATAATGGTGCAGCTTCTCGTCAAACGTACGGTCCTAGCATATCATGTAATGGATCTACAATGACGTTTAGCCCTTTTTATATGGGCAACCATACTAATCCCTATACAGCGGATGAAGATACAAGAGAATTATACCCATCTAGTTATTCATTAAATGAAAACTGGGGATTTCAAGTTAACTTTATGGTTCCTCTAGATAAGCGTGGTCTTGAGCAGTGCAGACGTATTGCCAAGCGTCAAGAGGAAAAGATGCAACTAGATTACGAGCTTGTACGAGCACTTAAATGTGCAGAGCTACAGCAAAAAGGTTTTACCATAAGACCGGGTACACGGGTAGCTTTCCTGTGTCAAGACATCGTACCGATACAATCGTTGCTACCACCTAAACCAAAAGAAAAGAAATTTAAACTATTTTAACACCAATGATAACATTAGTAAAACCCATCCTATTTGCTTTTATTAAAACTACAGCAGTTAAAGAACTGATAGTCAAATTACTAGAAGCATATGCAAAATCTACAGATAATACTGTGGATGACAAGCTAGTTGTGCTTGTTAAGAAAAACTTATTACCAGAATAATGGAAGAACTAAAGAAACTACCTAGAAAAGCGACAGAAGAAACCTTTAATGAGCTACACTATCTTGTTACAGAGGATTTTCTACATAGAATAAAGAGTGGAGAAGCGACTACACAAGATCTAAAAGCAGCTTGTGATTGGCTAAAGACCAATGACATAACAGGTGTTGCCTACGATGGTAGTCCTTTAGACAAGCTTAATAAACTTCTACCTACTGTTGATCCTTCACTCGTTAAGAGGAAAGTATATGGCAAGAACTTCTGAATATTACAAGAAAAATCCGGAAGCTAGAAAGAAACGCCTTAAACAACAGGCTAAATACAACAAAACTAAAAAAGGTCTAGCACTTAGAGTCAATGCAAACAAACTTAATAGAAAACTTGGTACATATGGCAACCGTGA